TCTTTTCTCGCAAAATGGGCGTGAAAAATGGGAGGGGGGGTATCAATAATGGGGGTTTACGCGATGTCTGGCAATAGCAATTCAGGCCGGCCGGGCATACCGGCGGCCCTTCAACTAATTCACGGCAACGCCGGCAAGAAATCGCTCGGCGCGCTAATGGAAGAGATTAAAAACCCACCCGTTCCTGTGGCTGCGCCGCCCATGCCTGATTGGCTGAGCGACAACGCTGTCGCGGAGTGGGAACGCATCATCGGGATCCTGTTGACGCTGGGCTTGGTCAGCAAGCTGGACATGATGGCTTTGGCGACCTACTGCGAAGCGGCTGCTGACTGGCAGCGGTTTCGCCGAAAGATCGCTGAGCATAATGCCAACAACGATGACAAAGGGGATGTGCAGACATTCGCAACCGGGGCCAAACAGATAAGCGTTTGGCGGCAGCTGGCCAACGATGCAGAGAAGCGAGCAACCGCCGCTGGTGCACAGTTTGGCCTCTCACCCATGGCGCGCCGCAATCTGAAAACGACTCAGGCGCCGCAAGGCGAGCTATTCCCCAATGAGCCAAGAGAAGCAGCCAGCCAATACTTCACCTGAGACGCAAGATCGGGTGACGTCGTTCGCGCACCAGGCGCTGGACGGTACGTTGGTAGTTGGGCCCGATGTGCGTAACGCGACAAAGCGTCACCTACGGGATCTGGAAACAGGCGCTGCGCGCGGCTTGATTTGGAGTGTCGAAGCGGCAAATCGCGCGATCGGTTTCTTTGAGGATGTATTGTTTCTCAACGGCGGGGAGTATGAGGGTAAGCACTTCCTGCTAGCACCCTGGCAGTCGTTCGTTGTCGGTAGCCTGTTTGGCTGGCTGACCGCTGACGGGTACCGACGCTTTCGGATGGCGTTCATCGAGACCGGCAAGGGCTCCGGCAAGTCGCCCTTGGTAGCGGGCATAGGGCTATACGGGTTGGTGGCGGATGGTGAGCAGCGCGCCGAAATATACGCGGCTGCTACCAAGAAAGACCAGGCCATGATCTTGTTTCGCGATGCTGTGGCCATGGTTAATTTGTCGCCGCATCTGTGTTCGCGCGTGGTGCAGTCTGGCCGGGATGAGAAGGTCTGGAACCTTTACTACCCCAACAGCTTCAGCTTCTTCAAGGCAATCAGTTCGGATGAGGGCCAGTCAGGCCCTCGGCCGCACATCGGCCTGATCGATGAGGTGCACGAGCACAAGACATCCAGCGCGGTGGATATGCTGCGGGCCGGTACCAAAAACCGGCGTCGGGCAATGATCGTGATGATCACCAACAGCGGTTCCGACAAGAAGACTACCGCCGGTCAGTACCACGATCTGGGAGTCAAGGTTTGCCGAGGCGACACGGACGCTGATAGCTTCTTCGCGTTTATCTGCTCGCTCGATCTGGATGATGATCCCTTCAAGGATGAAACGTGCTGGCCCAAAGTGAACCCTTCGCTGGACTTCATTGCTGAGAACCAGACCGATGGGATCCCCGGCCGTAACTACCTGCGCGAACAAGTGCAGGAAGCACGGGGCATGCCCAGCAAGGAAGCGGTAGTCAGGAGATTGAGTTTCTGCCAATGGACGCAAGCCACCTCACCGTGGATCGGCTTTGACGTCTGGAAGCAGGCAGAAGAGCGCGTGCCGATGAGTATGCTGCGCGATCGGCCGTGTGTTGCGGGCCTGGACTTGGCAAGTACCACGGACCTGACAGCCTTTGTGTTGTTGTTTTATCCGACTGAAGCAGATCCTTATTGGCGGCTTCTGCCGTACTTCTGGATTCCTGATCACGATCTGGATGAACGTGAGAAACGCGACCAGGTGCCGTACCGGCAGTGGATCAAGGATGGCGAACTGGAAAGCACTCCTGGCCGCGCGATCAGCAAGCTTTTTGTGCTGCGGCGGCTACAGACCATCTGCAACTTCTTTGACGTGCGCAAGGTCGGTTATGACCGCTGGCGTATCGAGGATCTGCTGCAGCTGATGGATGAGCACGACGTAGTACTGCCTGAGCTGGCCCCGTTCGGTCAGGGCTACAAAGACATGGGCCCTGGCGTCGATGAGTTCGAACGGCGGCTTCTGGGCATGGCTACAGAGCCCGCCACAATCGATCTGGATAGTGATGATTGGGACGTATTGGACGCGCCCACCGTGCATGAAGTGGTTGAGATGCTGCGCCATGATGGCAACCCGGTGATGACCTGGTGCGCCGGTAACGCGGTAACCACGGCGGATCCAGCGGGCAGTCGTAAGCCTGATAAGTCCAAGGCCACGGGCCGGATCGACGGCATTGTCGCCGCTGTGATGGCTACCGGGGTCAGCGCTTCTGCCAATATCGGCGGCGGCAAATCCATATATGACGAAGGTGTTGGAATATGAAACTGCTGCTTTTGATCTGCGCTTGGCTAGCCGGTCTGATTGGCTTTGGTCTGGTGGTAGGTGGGGTGGCTATTATCAACGTGCCGGCGGCGATGATCGTCTCTGGCCTCGGCCTGCTGGGCTGGTCCCGGCTGGCTGATAAAGCCTCCGCCCGCCTGGCTGCGCCGCCTAACGCGGGAGACTAGCGTCTATGTTTTTCAGTCAACTGCTTGGACCCAGCACCGGAACGGTATCGGACGGCAGCAGTTCATTCTGGCAGGGGTTGATCGGTTCAGGTCGCGGCAACAGCAGTGGCGTGATCGTAACGCCAGAAAGCGCCCTGGCGGTACCGGTGTTGCAGAACTGCGTCACGCTACTGGCTGAGAGTATCGCCCAGTTGCCGCTTGAGCTTTATATGCGCAAGGGTGAAGGGCAACGCGAGATAGCCATAAATCACCCGCTCTACGATGTACTGCGATACCAGCCCAACGGTTTCCAGACGCCGTATGAGTTCACAGAATGCAAACAGATTTCGCTTGGGCTGCGCGGCAACAGCTACTCCTATGTAGAGCGTCGCGACGACGGCAACGTCACTGCGTTATGGCCGCTGGATAACGACAAGATGATCGTGCGCAAAGGGGCAGACTTGCTCCCGTACTATCAGGTTGGCACATATCCAGAGCCGCTCCCCATGCGCCAGATACATCACGTGCGCTGGGTAAGCCGTAACCATTACGTTGGACTGTCGCCGATCGAGCTGCACACGGATGCGGTCGGGCTGGCTCAGGCGGTACGGCAATACACCGGTAAGTCTTTCGCCAATGGTGTATCGGTTTCGGGTGTCATCGAACGGCCCAAAGAGTCCACCGCAATCAAGGATCAGGCCAGCATTGACCGGATACTTGATCAGTGGGGCAGTAAGTTTGGCGGTATGGATAACGCCAAAAAGGTTGCCATGCTTCAGGAGGGCATGACCTTCAAGCCAGTCAGCATGAACAACGTCGACGCCGAGATTCTTGGCATCCTCAAAGCAACAGCGGCGGACGTGGCACGAATCTATAAGATTCCTCTGCCTATGGTCAACGACCTGGAGAAGGCCAACTACAACACGATTGAGCAGCTGCTGATTCAGTTCGTGGTGTTCGCCTTGCTGCCGTGGGCTAAGCGCCACGAGCAGGCGATGATGCGCGACTTCCTGCTACCACAGGATCGTAAGAGCTACTTCATCGAGTTCAACCTCTCGGGATTGATGCGCGGCGACCAGAAGAGCCGTTACGAGGCTTACGCCATTGGCCGGCAGTGGGGGTGGCTATCGGTCAACGACATTCGCCGCCTGGAAAACATGCCGCCGGTGGCTGGCGGCGATGTGTACTTGCAGCCGCTCAACATGATTGACGCGGGCAAATCCATGCCAGACGGCAACGACCCCAAGGTGCGAGCACAACTTGAAATGCAACGCGCCGAAATCGACAGGATACTGACCTGATGAAAAGTTATCTAAGAGCATCCAGCCTGCTGTTCAATCAGCCGCTTCTGGTACTTCCCGACATGCTCGATCTGGGTGTGCGCTGGGCAAACCAGACCATGAACCTCAACATCATCAACCTCAACACAGGTGCGGCTGCAGGTCAGCCCTCGTTGCGCAGCGATGAGTCGATCGCGCTGCAGGTTGAGCAGCAGCAAGAGCAGCGCCGTGCCGGGATATCCACCACCGGCGTTGAGGTACTGCCGGTTCATGGTGTTCTGGTTAGCCGCGGTGCTCACCTGGACCCCTGCGAAACCATGACCAGCTATGAAGGTTTGCGTGCACAGCTACGCCAAGCGGTGGCTGATCCCATGGTTGAGCACATCGTTCTGGACATCGACAGCCCGGGGGGTTCGGCAACGGGCGCGTTCGAGCTGGCTGCGGATATCTGCATGTTTGCCAAACAGAAGCCCATCACCGGCCTGGTTAACTTTATGGCCTACAGCGGCGGCTACCTGATTGGCAGTGCCTGTACTGAGATGGTAGTCAGCCAGACCTCTGGTGTCGGATCCATCGGCGTTATTGCCAGCCACATGGACCGCTCCAAGATGGAAGAGAACATGGGCATCAAGGTGACCACCGTGTATGCCGGGGCGCACAAAAACGACCTTAGCCCACATGAGCCCATCAGCGAGCAGTCTCTCAAGTTTCTCAATGACCTGGTGCAGGAAAGCTACCAGCTCTTCGTTGGCGCGGTCGCGGAGTACCGAGGGCTTAGTCCTGAGATTATCCGTGCAACAGAGGCGGGACTGTACCGAGGTCAGGCGGCGATCAATGCCGGCCTGGCTGACCGGCTATCTACCCCGCAGGATGCCGTCGACAACATCTCCCGTGCAGTAGCGCAGAGCAGAGCGAATCGTCAGTCGGGTCGCGTCAGCGTCCGGGCGGCTGCGATGAATATTCAAGCACGAATCTGACCGCGTTCGCGGCAGTTAACCCGGCCCGCCTTGTGCGGGTTTTTTTATGCCTTGGAGGCACTATGTCAAAAGTACTGAAACTCCGCAGCGAACGCGCCCAGCTCAATGAGCAGCTGCAAGCGTTGGCGGTTATGGAAGCGGGTGGCGATTCGCTTACCGCCGAACAGCTGGCCCAGTTCACTGAGCTGGAAACCAAAATCAACGGCCTGACCGATCAGCTCACCCGCGCTGAGTCGGCAGAACGCATTGCCGCTGCCAGCTCGGTGCCGGTCAGTGAAGGCGCTCAGGGTATCGCTGGGCCACCCGTCTCGCATGTATCTGGACCTTTTACACCCAAGCCGGTACCCGGTGAGAAGATGGCGCAGATGGTCCGCTTGCTGGCATCTGCTCAGGGTAACCAGCAGGACGCTGCACGTATGGCCAAGGAAGGAGGCTTTGCTCCTGATGTACACATGGCATTGTCTACCGTTACCCCCGGCGCCGGTGGCGTGTTGGTTCCGGAGAACTTCGCCACAGACGTGATCGAGTCGCTGCGCCCGCAGTCAGTGGTGCGCAAGATGGGCGCTATCTCGCTGCCCCTGAACAACGGTAACTTGACTCTGCCGCGCATCAACGGCAACACCAATGTTGGCTACGTGGGTGAGGAAGAAGACATCCCGCTGACCGGTATGACGTTCGATGACCTGAAGCTGTCGGCCAAAAAGATGGCGGCGATCGTGCCGATCTCTAATGACCTGATTGCATTCTCCGGCATCAACCCCCGCGTGGATCAGCAAGTAGGCCTTGACCTCACCGTTAGCATGGGCCTTTCGGAAGACCTGTTCTTTCTGCGCGGCGCAGGTGGCGGCAACATTCCCAAGGGCCTGCGATTCTGGGCACCGGTAGGTAACCTGGTACCGGCTCCAGCCACCAGCACGCTGAATGACGTAGAACTGTTCCTGTCGGCACTGCTACTGCGGCTTGAAGGTGCCAACGCACACATGCGTATGCCTGGCTGGGTAATGGCACCGCGCACCCGCCGCTGGCTGGCTGCGTTGCGCGACGGTAACGGCAACAAGGCCTACCCCGAGCTGGACATGATGATGCTCAAGGGTTACCCGATTGGCCTCTCCACTCAGGTGCCGATCAATTTGGGCGTTGGTGGCGATGAGTCTGAGATCTACTTCAGTGACTTTGGCGACTGCTACATCGGCGAGGTGTCCGGGCTAGTCATCAACTTCTCACAGGAAGCCTCCTACAAGGATAGCGAAGGCGTCATGGTTAGCGCCTTTCAGCGAGATCAGACGTTGGTGCGCGTGATCGCCAAGCACGACTTTGGCCCGCGCCACGTTGAGTCGATCGCAGTGGGTACCGGAGTCACCTGGGGCGTTGGTATGTAAGTAGCTGCCCCGCCTGAAGGCGGGGCGGTTTTCCCCTTTAGCATCTACTGAGGTAATCAACATGAGCAAGCCAACCATCGTGACCTTCCTTAAAAATTGGCAGGGTTACGCCAAGGGCGAACAGGCCGGATTCGCCGCCGCCAAAGCGGCTGATCTTGAAAAAGCAGGTGTCGCCACTACCGGAAAAAAAGGCGCTGGCAAGGCCACTGGCGGTTCTGACGATAAAGGGGCTGCAGAGAAAGCCGCCGCTGAAAAGCTCGCTGCCGACAAAGCCGCAGCGGATAAGGCTGCCAACGAAGGCAAGCCCTAACCATGGCCCGCCGACTCGCTTACACCGGGCTGCCGGTGCTCACGCTGGATGATGTGGCGCGGCAGTGCAGGGTGGATGCAGAAGATGTGCAGCCCGAACTGATCGAGGAAATCATTATCCCGGGCGTCACCGTCCAAGCTGAGCAGCGCACCGGTGCAGCGATTCGAGAAGCCACCTATGAAGAGGACTGGCCCGAATCATATGTATCGGGCAGCCCGCTCGACGTTGGCCAGGCCAGCGACGTGCTGAAGGTAGAAAGGATCCTGCCCGACGGCACGCTGGAGGAGCTGACCGCCGCTGATGTGCCACGCCACTTGCGCCGTGGCATGCGCGAAAGCTATCTGCACTTTTCATCCGGCCGGCCTTCCGGCTCGCTGCGCATTACCTACACGGCAGGACTTGACGTCGAAGCCAACCCGGGTGTGCGCAGCTGGATGTTGATGCATGCCGGTAGCGCTTATGCGCTTCGAGAAACGCTGGTGGTGGGCACCATTCTGGCGCGCATTCCGGAAAGCTATACCGACGGCATGTTGGCTGACATAACAGTTCCCCCGAGGTTCTAATGAATATCGACACCAACACGCTGCTTAGCACCATCGCAGCCCAGACTCAAGCTATGCAAGACCTGACCGGCTCGATCAATGACCTGGTAGAAACCAACCGCGCTCTGATCGATATCGTCACGGGCGAAGATGTTCAGGAAGATAGCCGGCTCGAGCGCGACACCTACATGGACGGCACGCCCATTTTCGGAGATTGACCATGCAAGCCGGCAAACTGAACAAGCGGGTTAGGCTGCAAAGACCCGCGCGAACGCAGGATGAGGATACAGGCGGCATGATCGATGGTTGGGAGGAAGTGCGTACGCAGTTCGCTTCAATCGAGCCTCTCAGCGCTAACGCATTCATCGCCGCCCAGGCCGTTCAATCCAAGGTCAGCACGCGTATTGTGCTGCGCTACCGCGACGACATAACAGCTAGTTGGCGGGTTTTGCACAAGGGCAGGACCTACAACATCGAAGGTGTGTTGCCCGATCCTGACAGTGGTACCGAATACATCACGCTGCCATGCAGCCAGGGGGTTAACAATGGCTGACGGTGTCGACTATCAGCTGACGGGCATTGAAGATCTGATCGGCAAACTGGACGCCGTAGTGTATGAAACCAAATACAAAGGCGGCCGCTTCGCCCTGCGCAAGGCTGCACAGCTGATTCGGGATAAAGCCCGGGCCAATGCCATGCGGCTGGATGATCCCGCAACCGCGCAAAGCATTGCAAAGAACGTGGCAGAGCGCTGGAACGGGAGCTTGTTCAAGCGTACCGGTGACTTGGGCTTTCGTATTGGGGTACTGGGCGGCGCCAAGCAGTATGCCGACACCAAGGCCAACCGCAGGGGCGTGCGCGTAGGGGAGACCTATAAAACGGGTGGATCCTCCGGCAACCCAGGTGGCGATACTTTCTACTGGCGCTTCATTGAGTTCGGTACCAGTAAACTCCGAGCGCAACCGTTTCTGCGACCAGCGATGGAAAACAACCTGGACGCGGCGACCACCGAGTTTATTAAGCAGTATGGCAAGGCGCTTGATCGGGCCATCAAAAAGGCCAGCAAAGCCAGCAGGAGTTGATCATGTACCCTCCCATTTTTAAAGTCGTGTCACAGGCTCCTGCCGCCGCTGCACTGCTTGGTAACAGCCCTGTACGATTTTGGCCGTTCGGTGAAGCGGAAGAGAATGCAGCGCTGCCCTACGCCGTATGGCAAACCATCGCAGGCAGCCCCGAGAACTACCTCGGTGACCTCCCGGACATGGACGGTTACACGCTTCAAGTGGATGTCTACGGTAGCAGTATTTCCACTGTCCAGAGCGCTGCTAGAGCAATCAGGGATGCCCTCGAACCGCATGCTCATATTGTTGCGTGGCGGGGCGAGAGCCGCGAACAAGACACCAAGCTGTACCGCATTTCATTCGACGTCGACTGGCTAGTCCAGCGATAACACAGAGCAAGCCCAAACAACCCGCTTTGGCGGGTTTTTTATTGCACAAAAACCCCCGAGGAACTACACCATGGCAATTCTTGCACAAGGCACACAAATCTATGCATTAGTGCCAACTGTCGCCGACTCCGCCGTTCTCGAAGTTATCGAGATTGAATGCGCGACCACTTTCAGTCCTGGAGGCAACCCTGCCGATCAAATCGAGGTCACATGCTTGAGCGATGCTGTTCGAAAGTATCTGCGCGGGTTGCGTACTCCGGGTCAAGCATCTATGTCGATAAATGCCGACCCGCGCAATGATTCGCACGTTCGCCTTTATGAACTGAGCGAAGACGACAGCATCGAGAACGTCATGTGGGCAGTCGGCTGGTCTGATGGCAAGGACATTCCGCCGACACTGAACGTCGCAGGGGATGACTTCGAGCTGCCGACCACGCGGACGTGGTTCATCTTCGAGGGCTATGTCTCTGACTTCCCGTTCGACTTTGCCGCTAACACTGTGGTTACCACTGCGGCGACCATTCAGCGCTCTGGCGGGTCGGCATGGATTCGTAAGGCGGCTGTGTGATGGATCTGTCTATTACCTCACTCACTAGCCTGGGCGCCTTTACCGGCGCTCCGGTTGAGCGTGATATTACATGGAAGCACGGCGACGAGGACGTGACCGCGACGGTCTACGTTCGCCCGCTGTCCTACAACTCCGCCCTTGGCGATATCTACGCAGCACGCAACAAGGGCGACCCGGTAGCGGCACGCATTGCCCACTCGATCTGCGACAAGGAAGGCAAAGCCGTATTTACCCCGGAGGACATTACCGGCGAAGCTGATCCAGATCGCGGCCCGCTTGATGGCGCGCTGACTATGGCGCTGCTGACAGTTATCGGTGAAGTGAACGGCATGGGAAAGACGAAGGCGAGCTAAGCGACGAGGACGAACTCTGGCACGATCTAGTCCTTAACGGGATTGGAGGCTGCACGATTGTCGAGGCCAAGGAACGGCTGACCGTTCGCGAGTTCTATTCATGGGTGCGCTACATCAACAAGCGCGGATCGCTCAATGCGGGCCGTCACGTTGAGCGCGGATCTGCTTTGCTCGCCACGCTTTATGCTAACCGCAACAGCAAGGACGGCGGGTACAAGCTGCACGACTTCATGCCGCATGAGCAAGAGAAGGAACTGACTCTCGACCAGGCGATGAAGGAATGGGCGTGATTAGTGCGCGGGAACCGGATAATGGTAGATTGCCGCTTTATCAACCATTGCCAGGAGGCTCAACATGAACCGCATGCCTATAGCTCTAGCTTTCTTCTTGTTTTCAGTTCCGGCCCTTTCTGATGACGTGTGCGACAAAGTGTCTAAGGCGGCTATGACGGTAATGCACGGACGTCAAGACGGAGCTCCAATGGCTGCCATGATGGGCGCTGCACAGATGCAGGATAGTGAAAGCTATAGAGCGTTGACCCGAGAGCTTGTGATCGACGCCTATCGCATCGAACGCCGATTTTCAGATGAATTGAAATTGCGCGAGGTTACCGAGTTCGGGAACAGGGCATATCAGGCATGCCTGGAATCTGGCACTTAGTATCAAAAGAAACGACAAGCCCCGCTCATGCGGGGTTTTTTATTGCCCAAAGGAAACCCCATGGCCTCTAAATCGCTCGGCACGCTCACGCTCGATCTTGTCGCCAGAACGGGCGGGTTCGTTCAGGGCATGGACAAAGCGGAGCGTTCGTCAAAGAAGTGGCGCAAGCAGGTCGAGAAAGACGCGCAGGCCATTGGCAAAGGCATCGGCATTGCTGCTGCTGCCGTAGCCGCCGCAACTACGGCGATGGTTATCTCGACCGTGAAGTCCGCCAACGAGATCAGCCGGCTGTCTCAGGTATCGAACGTCTCCGCCGAAGCGTTCCAGCGGTACGCTGCGGGCGCCAAGGTCGTCGGTATCGAGCAGGACAAGCTGGGCGATATCTTCAAGGATACCAACGACAAGCTGGGCGACTTCATGCAGACGGGCGCTGGCCCGCTCGCTGACTTCTTCGAGCAGGTAGCGCCTCAGATCGGCGTAACTGCTGATATGTTCCGCGACCTGTCAGGCCCGGACGCGTTGCAGCTTTACGTTTCCAGCCTGGAAAAGGCGAACGTATCGCAAAACGACATGACCTTCTACATGGAGGCCATCGCGTCGGATGCGACTCTGCTGTTGCCACTGCTGCGCGACAACGGGGCCGGCTTCAAGCTGCTGGGTGATGAGGCGGAGCGTGCCGGCGCGATCATGGGTAATGACACGTTGTCCGCTGCCGACGAGCTAAGCGCGGCCATGTTCCTGATGGATCAGACGACTACGGGGCTCAAGAACAAGATAATGGAGCAGGTCTTGCCTGCCCTGTCTGGAATGGCCGTTTCGCTCTCAGATGTCGCCATGGATGGCGCTATAGCAGAAGACGTGGGCGAAACGCTCACAGGCACTATTAAAGGGATAGCCGCCGCCGCCGTGGGCACCTTCGCCGCTATTCAGCTGTTACGCAGAGGGATAGCCGGACTGGCGCTTGCCTCTGAAACCGCCACCGATGGCGAGTGGTATGAAAAGATCATTCCGCCGTTACTTGCGCGGCGAATGTATAAGAATTGGGGAAAAACGAAGGAAGTCCTGAACATAGTTGGTGAAGACATTGACGACACCGCGCAGAAGTACGCGACCATGCTCAATGGCATCTGGGACGCTGGTACCGAGGATGAGGCGGCGGACGGCACAAGCCGGATAGAGATGGTGGCGCGGCTTCTGAAAGAGGCCCGCGAAGCTGCAGGCCAGGCTGGCGGCGACTTCCGCGCTCTCGGCAAGGACTGGGACAAGGCAGGCAAGGAGGCACAGAAAGCTGCCGACAATATCCGTAACCAGATCAGCGCCCTTGAAGTCGCTGCCGACACATGGGGTATGGCTGCTGGCGAGGTCAAGCTTTACACCCTGGAGCAGGAAGGCGCCACCGAAACTCAGATCGACTACGCCAGATCGTTGATCGAAACCGTAGAGAATCTGGAGTTATCCAAAAAGGCGCATGAGGATTACGCCGACCTGCTGAAAGATCTTCGCACGGACGAAGAAGTCTTGACCGACCAGATGCGCGAGCGGCTTGCCGTGCTTGATGCCATGTCTGGGCTGACTGACGCTCAGCGCATGGATACAGCGGGCCGGATTGTCTCGGATAGCTTTGAAGAGGCCCCAGACTATGCGGGCCTTGACGCAACAATAGGCGGTCCTGCTGGCGAACTGGACAAGCTCGACGAGGCTCAGGAGAAGCTGCAGGAGTGGTACGACACGCAGCTTTCGATGCTTGACGAGTATCGCTCTGAGCGCGCCGACCTGGCCGAGCAATGGGATGAGCAAGAGCTTGATCTCAAGGCCGAGCACGAAGAGAAGATGGCCGAGATTGAGCGCGCTCGCCAGCTGACGCAGATGGCCGCTGGCGAAGAGTTCTTCGGCAACCTGGCGGGGGCTGCCAAGGCGTTTTTCGGAGAAAACTCCAAGCTATACCGGGCAGCCTTCGCTATGGAGAAAGGCTACGCCATCGCCAAAGCCCTGATGAACGTGCCGAAGTCCTACTCGGATGCGTTCGCAGCAGTGGTCGGTATTCCAGTGGTCGGCCCAGCTCTTGCTCCGGTTGCTGGTGTCGCGGCTGCCGCGGCTCAAGTTGCACAGGCTGCGGCCATCGGCAACATCGGCATGGCGCACGATGGCATGGACAGCATTCCCAAGACAGGCAGCTGGATACTTGAAAAAGGCGAGCGCGTAACGACTGCCGAAACCAGCGCCAAGCTTGATGGCGTACTTGAGGATATTCGCCGAGGCGGGGCTGGTGGTCGGGGCGGCGGTAATTCATCCGTCAATCAGAGCATCTACGTCACCGGGTCGGTGGACAAGCGCACGTCTAGCCAGATGGCCAATGACGCGGCTCGCAAACAGAAACAAGTCCAAGCGAGGCTAGGCTGATGTTCAACGAATCCCGCATCCTTGACCGCGTGGCCTATGGCTCGCAATTCGGCATGGAATTCAGCACGCGCATAAATTCGCTGAGATCCGGCGTCGAGCGGCGCAATGCTAACTGGTCTGCGCCGCTGTGCCACGGCTCGCTGATGTACCAGAACCTCGACTATGCCGACCATGCCCTGGTGCGTGATGCGCACATGGCCTGCATGGGATCGCTTGTCGCATTCCGGTTCAAGGACTGGACAGACTATCAGGCAGATGCCCAGGTGATCGGCGAAGGCTCTGGCGTTGAGCAGGCGCTACAGCTCGTCAAGGTCTACACGTTCGGCCCGCTCGCTCTCTCGCGCCCAATCAAGAAGCCAGTCAGCGGCACAGCCAGTATCTTTGAGGACGGAGTTGTCACTGCTGCAGTCATCGACTACACGACCGGCCTGGTCACGCTCACCGCTGCGCCGGGCTCTGTCATTACATGGTCTGGTGAGTTCGACGTTCCGGTCAGGTTCGTTTCTGATCGCTTGGACAGTGACCCGGTTGCAAGGCGCCAGGCCGGCTTCATCCTCAGCTCGGACGTAGATCTGATCGAGGTTCGCCTGTGAGCCGGAACATCCCCCCGGCGCTGCTAGCTCACTTACAGCAGCCCGTGACCACGACTTGCCGCCTTCTTCGCTTCACGCTCAAGGATGGCAGAGAGTTCGGTATGACGACACTTGACCGGGACGTGGAATATCTAGGCGTCACTTATAGCGCGGTCAATGGCTTCGATCCCTCGATCATAGCTACTGACACCGGCCTGTCAGTTGATAACGCAGAGGCGTATGCGCTGCTATCTGCTGACGTACCGGGCATCACCGTTGAGATGGTCGCAGCGGGCGAGCTTGACGACGCCCAATGGCAGATGACGCTGATCAATTGGGCCGATCTGTCTATGGGCCACATGATCGTGGATGCTGGCGATGTGGGCGAAGTGAACACAGAGGACGGCGTAGTGTGGATGCCTGAGCTTTTGTCGTATGCCATGCGCCTTCGCCAGCCGATCGGGCATTTCTGGTCGCGCAATTGCCGGGCCACGTTTGGATCTGATCAGGATACGCAAACCGGATGCGGCGTTGATGCTGTTGCGCTATTCCAGTCCGGGGCAGTGAGCAGCGTAGGCGATGAGCCGTTCCGCGTCTTCGCTGATTCCAGCCTAGTCATCGACCCTCTGCCAAACACCGCCAGAGTGCAGTGGCTCACAGGCCCGAACGCAGGTCAGCGGTTGTATCAGGTCGAAGGCTATGGCCCGCTGACCGGCACTGTCGCACTGGTGGAGCCTACCCCGTTTGAGATTGTCGCTGGGCATACATTTCGCATTCGCCCTGACTGCGACAAGACGCCAGCTACCTGCGCCGCGTATGGGAACTTTCTGAACTACAAAGGGGAGCCATTGATTCCGGTCGGCGAAGGCACGGCTGTTCTGTCACCGCAGGCCAGTATCCCTGGCGGCTTCCAAGGCAGTGAGGTGATCGAATGAAAGCCCAGCTATGCGTTGCAGAGGCGCGCAAGTGGATAGGGACCAAGTGGCGTCATCGCGGGCGTAATGCTCTAGGGATTGACTGCATCGGTCTGGTCATACATGCCGTAGCTGCTGGCGGGGTTGTCATGCGTGATCGTCGAGATTATGGCCGCGAGCCTTGGCGCGATGGATTGCAGCGCGAAATGGACGAGCATTTCGGCGCGCCTGTTGACGGTATGCAGGTCGGCGATGTCGTGCTGATGCAGTGGCACAACCAGGCCGGTCCGGCGCATGTCGGAATCATCGGCGACTATTGCCACGGCGGACTGTCGCTGATCCATTCCTATTCGATGACCGCTGTGTGTGAGCATCGAATTGATGACGAATGGCGCGCACGGATTGTGGGGGTATATCGCCCATGGCTGTAATCGCGGTTGCAGCCGTTTCTGTTGTCGGCATGGCGCTGTATGCGCTGACCCGGCCTATGGAAACGCCAACACAGAAGCTTGGAGATATTGCACAGCAAACGGCAAAGG